ACGGTAACGAAGGAACAGGTTCAGGCAGAGGCCCATACACATTGGTCTACACTGGAACAGGTTCTACTGCAAACAGACTTAGATTCACTCTTGCGTCACAGACAATCGCTGCAGATGACGTATTGACACTTGGTGGTTCTAACATTGCACTTGCTGGTGGTACAATTTCAGATACAGTACGGGGCGGTACTAACCAAGCTGCTTCATTAGTACTTTCTGGTCTGACTGCCGTAACGCATACAGTACTTGCATAAGTAATTATATAATTTTAAATCATGGAGATATAATATGTCAGCATTGACTGAAACTGAAATTAATATTAGAAAACAGACGTTGGATGCAGAACTTGCTCAACACAAGTCTGCACTCAACAAACTGGAACAGGACAAACAGAATATCACTGCACAGATTTATGCTGTCAGTGGTGCAATTCAACAGTGTGACTTGTTCCTACAACAACTTAATGGTGGTAACGACAAAGATGTTACCAGTAGCATTCCATCTGAACCCAAGAAGAAAAAGGGTTCAAACGATGTCGCCGCAGCGGTGATGAGTTGATGGTTTATAGGAGAAAATAAATGGCCGATAAGAAAATTACAGCGTTATCAGATTTAGGTAATGGAATTGCATCTGAGGATTTACTTCATGTAATTGATGACCCATCTGGTACGCCAGTTAACAAAAAGATTAGTGTTGCGAATCTGTTCAATAACATTCCAACCTACATTGCGTTGGATGGTACTGCACAGTCTATTACAGGCAGTACAGCGCCAAATACAACCACTTCAATTTCACTCGTAGACTTGAGTGGAGTTTCTTCAAGTACAACTGCAACTGGAACTTTAGGTGACGGTACAAATGGTCAAGTCAAGATTATTGTCATGACTACAGCACCATCAACAAGTTCCACATATAACTTGACAGTAACAAATTGGGGTAGTACTGGAACTGGTACTAATCAAGTGCGATTAAATGCAATTGGTGAATCTGCAACTCTGTTATTTACTAACAGTAAGTGGTATGCAATTGCAAGTAATGGTGCTGGTGTAATTAACTAAGGAGTAAATTATGGAAGCAGTAAGATATGGAGCCGGTGGCGTACCTATGGTTAACCAAGAAAAAAGAGTTGAACCTGTTGCAAAACCAGCAAAAACTAAAAAGAAACAAGAGACTCTTCAAGAGATTCTTGAAGTTAATCCAAACGAAGATGATGGATTTGACGAAGAAGTAACAGGGGAAAAAGAATGAAAACCTTTAAACAGTATATGAAAGAAGCCCCCCATCCAGCAGACGGTGATAACCCTGTTGATGGTGACATGATGTTGGGTGACTTGTCCAGCGATGCAGTAGTCGAAAGATTGAATGCATTTGTTGGTGCGATTGCAGATAGAGAATATCTTAATCCAGAAAAAGCAGTCGCAGAGATGAGACAAAAACTCATGAGAGTGGGCATTCATTTTGGTGACGTTCAGTTTACTGAAGGGAGTGGAGAGATTTCTGTTCCTCTTATTCAGTATGGTGGTGCATTTGGTAAAAGTGCAGAGACACCAATTGATGAGTTTGATGACCAACAAGAGAGTGGAAGGTCATTGAATTTTGTGTACGAAAGAACAGGTGGGGGAACGCATAGAATTTTAGCAAAGATTATGTAATATGTTTGAGAAAATAACCAATGAGAATGTGATGTTGTTTGCACTGAAACATTACGACAATCCACAGTGCGAAGGCGAGAAAGAATTTCATGATGATATGAAGAGGTTCAAGTATATAAAGAGATTACTCAAAAAATATACAGACCACGGAGTATTAAAAGAACGGTTATTACTTAATCACATAATTGTGTTAAATAATGTGTTCGGGCCAGATGCTACATCGACACTCTTGTTATTCAAGATTGAACCGAAGTACTGGTCACAGTTAAAGTCTTTCATGAGTTTTTTGGGTATACTCCCAGAACAAGAACTTTTAGATGTACACGAAGATTTATATGTGTCAGGCGTTTTAAGGAAACTATAATGGGTAGAGCGATAGATTTATTTGTAACGTATAGGTTTATTAAGTTACTTGTGACTCCGTTTGAAAAGACGGAGGCGTATAAACTTGGTGTTATTGATGAAAAAGGTAATCGTATTCTGGAGCCAGGTACGAACAAACCCACAATACTAAGAACAATTGATGAGAAGAATTCATATACTGTTCTACACAAATTAGTTTTCAACATTAAAAAGTTGTTTGCAAAGGTGCCCGGCCTGCGTACTAAGGTTGGTACATATGCATCTGCATTGTTTTTATTGAAAGATACTTTCAAAGAAGAAGTTGATGACCCCCAGATGTTTGAAAAAGAATTCCTCAAGTATCTAAAAGAAAATGGATATGAACTTGACGATACTATTGTAGAAGAGGTAACACTAGAGGATGGTAAGTTACCAAAAGGTATATATAAATTAACACAGGATATTGCATTTGATGAGGAAGATGCAAATACGCCAGACGCATTAGAAGGTGATGAGGTACAAGCATTTGAAGCAATCGCACCAACTGATACTATCTTAGGAGTAGATGTATTCCCTGTAATTCATATGCCAACACAGAGTAAAATCTTTGTCAGTGCAGAGGATATCAAAGAAGTAGGAATCGAGGATTTAGAACTATGAGTTTAAAATTTCAAGACATCATGAAAAATTTCTACAATGATGAGACATTGGGCATTAAGACAGAAGATGCCCCGGCCATGAACACTGGTGCAGTCGCTGGTGCTGGTGATGATGCCTCAACGGTTGTAGTCAAAAAGAAAAAGAAAAATATGTACGATGGTCGTACTAAAGAAGCAAGGTCGTTCTTAAAACGAATGGAAACGCTTCGTGCAAAGAGAGAATCTAAAATTGCAAAGACAGTAAAAGAGAATACTGAGAACTTTGGAGTTGAGTATCTTCTTGCAGAGGATAATGTTGCAATCTTACAGAACATCGTCAAAAGAAAACAGAACAACAAAATCAAGATGAAGGATGGTACAATGCGTATTGACCTTTTCACTGCATCTGCATTGACGCAGGCTCTTGACCAAGTTAAACCAGACACCAAAAAGAAAATGATGGATATCATTAACAAAGGTGGTAAATCACAATTGATGAAACTGGTATCTGTAGTTATGAAGTAATGTCATGCGCTCGTTTAGAGAAGTTGCATACAATTTTCAGAAACCAATTGCAGACCTAAATGCGAATGCAGTAACGGCTGGTCTTGGCACTATGAATCCAATCGTTGACCTTCAGGCTCAGAAGGAAATCACTAAATCCGATTTAGACCAACTAGAGAAGTACGCAGACAGATTGTTTGGTGCCGTTGGTATTGATGTCGAATTCACCAAACATTTCCTCGACAGGGTGAATGACGAAAGAAATAGAAAACAAATTACTACTGCCGAACTTACTAGATTATTCAAACAATCTTTCAAGAAGTACGGTAAAAAAATAGCACAACTTGGGCCTGATGCCGAAGCGGTGTTAAACGATATGCGAACAGATGTGAATATGCCGTTCGCATTAAATCTCAAGGGTGGTGAGTTAGAACTTGTTGCGAAAACAATTATGCGTAAGAAGGACTTTAAAACTCGTAATACAAAACTTGCCTTTGAGCAATATAGGAGACTAACATGATTAATTGGATTAAAAACAGAGTAGGTGAAAGAACATCTTGGGATGGTGCGGTATGCATTGGACTAGGACTTATGATTCTTTTTATGGCTCCACTCGCAAAGATTGCTGCTGGTATTGCAATCGCATGGGGTGTGTGGACAATTTGGAAATCTGAGTAGGAGAATATAAAATGAATATGAAGTTTGGTATTGGCGTGGTTATTGCAATTGTATTGCAAGTATCTGCTTTTGTTTGGTGGACTGCACAACAGGCACAAACAATCGAAACATTAAAAGGTGAAGTGAATGAACTGACAGCAAAATCAGCAGTTGCAAACGAAATCAATATTCAACGTGATATTGAAGACTTAAAAGAAATCATTGCAAAACACGAACAATGGATTGAAGAGAACCATTGGGATATTGCAGATTTAATTTACTTTGCAACATTTACTGAAAATAGATGGTCAGATACATATGCAACTGACCCATCATATGAGAGGAAATTTGGAACTAAAAATCCAATGTTACAAACAAAATGATTAGACTATATGCAATCATATTCATAGTCGCATTACTTGGCGGTGCAGCTTACGCCGCCAAGTATTATTACGACACAACACAGGCAACCATTGCACAGTTGCGTGAGAACAACGCAAAGTTAGAGGTTGCAAACGAAGAAAACCAAGCAACAATTAAACAGTTGGGTGAAGATGCGAAAAGATTAAACGCACTCACTGACCAACTTAATACTGACTTGCGAAAGGCGGAGGCCTACGGAGATGAACTCCGAAATACTCTAAATAAACATAATTTAACCCATCTCGCAAATAAGAAGCCTGGGTTGATTGAGAAGAGGATGCAGAATGCGACAGATAAACTATGGGGTGACCTTGAGTCTGTTACTGGCGACAACACTACTGATTAGTGGTTGTTCTAGTTTCTATAAACCAGAAAAAGAAGTTGTTACTATAACAAAGTTAATTGAGAGACAGATACCAACTGTTCCTCATCCTAAACAGGTACAGATGAATGATATTCGTATTTACGTTGTATCACCAACTGAGAACTTTGAAGAATTTAAAAAAGAATTTGAGGCCAAGAATGGTGCAGATTCATACATTGCAATTTCTATAAAAGATTATGAAAATCTGTCTAAGAATTTTGCAGAACTGAGAAGGTATATTGAACAACAAAAACAAATTATCCTCTACTACGAGGAAGCGGTCAAACCGCAACAAAAGGAAGAAGATGACGGAGACATTTCCAAGTAAACCATATTTGATGGCGACACTATCTGGCGCCGCATATAAAACACCCAAACAGGCAGAAAAGACTTTCAAGAAGTATGGGTATGGTAACTATCGTTTTATTGATAACGATGGTGCTCAATGTTATGTGATATGGAATAAAAAATACGCAATCATAATTTTTAGGGGTACTGAACCTAAAGAGTTTTCTGATATTAAAGCAGACTTGAACGCACTACAGTCAAAGAGTAGGACTCGTGGAGATGTTCATGCTGGGTTTAAGAATGAGATAAACAAGATATGGGATGATTTATCATTCACACTTGCAGACTTATCTGGACATGAGATTTTTATTACAGGACATTCACTCGGTGCCGCCATGGCAACTATCTGTGCGTCTAGGTTGAACAGAGATTTCAATATCAGTTGTCTATATACATTTGGTTCACCTAGAGTTGGTGATAAAAGATGGGTGAGAAACCTAAACATTTCACACTATCGTGTCGTTAATAATAATGACATTGTTTGTAAAGTGCCATTCTGGTTAATGGGTTACAGACATCACGGCGTTGAATGTTATATTAACCACTATGGTAATGTTCGTAGAATGACATGGTGGCAAAGATTTAAAGACCAATGGAGAGGTCGTAAGGCCGCATGGAAAAACAAACAACCATTTGATGGTGTTCGTGACCATGACATTGTTGCATATGCAAAGAAGATGAAAAATGTGGTTCTGGGCAATTAGTGCAATAGCAGGGTCTATCCTTGGGTCGGCCTCCTCGGCGTGGTTTGAAAAAACTGCAATGGGTAGATGGTTTTATAAAAAGATAGACGGTTTGTACAACTGGGCTGCAAAGCGTTATGGACTAGAGATATTAAAGTCTGAAGACAAATGGAGAAAGAAGTATCCAAATGTCTCAAAGAAAATGGATGACCTTGAGAGTAGAATCCAAGAATTAGAGAAATGGTTTGTTGACAAATAGCACAGTCAAATTAATTTGTTTGTCAAAAGATTGACACTGCATAAATAGTAGTGTCGCAAATCGACAACGAGAGAGATATATGACTAGATACATTTTTATTTTATTTGGTGTGTTGTTTTTCGCAACGAATTCATATGCACAAACCACAAGTGTGGAAACAACTACTAATAGTAAATCTGATGTTACTACATCAGGCAAGACAATTGTTATATCCCCACCACCATCTGCGATTTCGCCAAGTATTGGTTCTTCATCTTCAGACCTTTGTACTACAGGGGTTTCTGGTGCAGTCCAAACACAAATTCTTGGTGTCTCTACAGGTGAAATGGTAAGGGATGAAAATTGTGAACGTCTAAAGATTTCAAAGACACTCTATGATATGGGCATGAAAGTGGCCGCAGTATCAGTCCTATGTCAAGACCGTAGAGTTTATGACGCAATGGAAATGGCAGGCACACCTTGCCCGTTCTTGGGTAAAATCGGTGAGCAGGCAACCGATGAGTGGAAAAGTAATCCAGACAGAATTCCACCTGTCGAAATAATAGAGAAAAAATCAGATGTTCAAAAAAGAAACGCTACTATCGGCGCTACTGTTGGTAGTCTTGCTTTGCTTCTCCTCTTACTCTAACGCACAAGTAACTTGTTCAACAGACGGTACTACTAATCCATTAGCAGGCAATGGCACCTGTCTAGACCCCAACGATAATACTGTTCAACAAATTATAGACCAAGGTGATTTTGGCACAGGTAGTCATAGCACTGGAAGTTCTCATAATCAGATGTATCAGATGACGGACAGAAGAACTGGTGCAGTTTTGTCTACTGATTACATTATGCACTTCTCGTATACTGACGATACATGGATAACCAATCTGGCTATCAATCAAGCGTTAGTTGGTGCTGGGTTTGATATTGCTGGTTACATAACAGAATGGGAATGGAAAAATGAAACCACGAATACAATAAATGGTGCTTGTACAGCAACAAAAGTAAACGGTGATTGTTTAGATGATTTAGTAATCACTGTCGATGCATTTGCTTCTGGTACTAACATTTATTCTGAAGAGTGGGATTACAGTCAAACAAAATCAAATGGATATACGGTTGAGGAAGTATTAAGTTTTGCTCCATTAGCATTAGTGCCAGGCGTAACTATTGACCAAATTGAAGTAACTATCCGAGGCAAAGACAATGGTTATTGGCAAGGTATGCACGGCCCAAAGGTGAAGAACTTTACTGGTAGTGTAGTTCTTATGCCAGATACCTGTACACTCAATGGAGCGCTATCTGATGCCTCCTGTCCTGGCTATGCAAATGCGTTGTTTCAACAACAATGCACTTCCAATCCATTATTTGACCCATCTTGTTCAGGCTATGCGGCCGCATACTTGACACAACAGTGTTCTGCAAATCCTTTGTATGACCCTGCCTGTCCTGGCTATGCAAACGCATATTACAATCAACAATGTCAACTCAATCCACTATATGATAGTGGATGTACAGGATACAAGACCGCATATTACAATCAACAATGTCAACTTGACCCACTATATGATAGTGGGTGTACAGGGTATAAGACTGCATACTTCAATCAACAATGTTCGCTAGACCCCCTCTATGACCCATCATGCCCCGGCTATGCGTCAGCAAACCTTGCAAAACAATGTGACTATGACCCACTATATTCGGTGGAGTGTACTGGATACCAACAAGCATATCTAGAACAACAATGTGAATTAGATTCATTATATGACGTACAATGTCCAGACTATCAAACCGCAATAGAACTTACAAAGATTGTTGACAATGGTAGGACAGATGACCCTACAATTATAAACAATGAAATAGATGTTACTACAACAACTGAAATTGAAGGTTTACCAAATGTATTGACGTTACCAGATGTACAGACAGTTGTGGTTGAAGAGATTGATGACGGTGAAGGTTTTCAAGAAGTCGAAGATAATATCAGAGGTGACCAACTTGCAATGGAAGATGACATCGAAAAAGAAATTGAAGAACTAGAAGGTCAAACTGGTAATACTGCAATGGATGATGACATTGAGAAAGAACTTGCAGAAGTAGAGAATGAAGCAAGCTCTGGTGATGGTAACACAAACCAAGAGGACGATATTGAGAAAGAACTTGCAGAGTTAAAAGAAAATACATCTGAAGATGAAGACTTTCAAGACCCAACTAAAAAGACTGTTGTAGATAAATCATCAGAACAAAAGATTGGAAAGAAGAAAGTAGTAGAGAAGAAGTCAACTAAGAACGACAAGATAAGAATGTTGTTGGCCCAGAAGGCGATTGAGTTGACAAAGAAGATTGAACAAGAAACGAATTTGGAAAACCAAATGTTAGTACAACGTCAACTCCTTGCACTGATTTCGTATGTGCCTGGATTTGACTATGCAGAAAAGAAGAACAAGGATAATGATTTCTATCCAGACAAACCAACTGTAGACCATGCGTTTGCAAGATGGTTTTTGAATGACCCCAATTTCGACACGATGGAAAACTTACAATATCCAAACTTAAACTAGGAGAGAAAAATGGCTGAAGTAGAATATGGCGGAGTGAAACTTACAGGAAGTAAATTGTTTATGATTATCCCACTGGTATCCATGTTAGGTGGTGGTCTGTGGGCAGGCTTTGAATTTTACAAAGACTACATGGACATGAAGGAACAAATACAGAGTTATGTCGCACCAGACTTATCTGAATTTGATAAAAAACTTGCAGTGTTAAGAGAAGAAATGATTGCACTTGATGAGGGTGTTGCAACTTCTGTTGATGTTATGAGAGAAACCAAACATGACTTGAGGGAGGATTTGGTTCGTATGGAACGTATTCTTGACAAGGTTGAGAATGACATTGATGTGGTTGAAGACGAAGCAACTTCATTAATGGACAGAACTAAGAAAGAAACCAGAGAATTAATTCTTGATGCGAACAACCGTTTCAATGATAAGATTGATGGTATGGAAGGTTATGTCAAAAGAGAACTGCAACAACTTGAAGACGAAATGAATAGTAAGTTGACTAAGGCCCTAGACAACCCACTGGCGAATCGTAAAAACTAGTTCCCATAAATATCTTCATGGGAGATATGAGATGTCCGTAGAAACAGAAATTGCGCTCTTGAAAAGAGAAGTAGATGACATGAAACAGATTCATGTTCGTCTTGATACTGCTATTGAAAAGATTGCAGATGTTTCTACGTCATTGCATACTATCATGGCGGTGCATGAAGAGAAGTTAATTAGACAGGAAGAAGCATTGGACGAACAAGAGAAAAAACTTACAGAAAATATCATGGAGTTGCATTCTCGCATTACGTCCAACGCAAAGGAAACTAACAAGGCTATGGGTGATATGGAACGCCGTCTGGTTGAACAGATGAACGCTCATAGTAAGATTGAAGAGGAACACTTTCGTAAGATGCGTGAAGAATTGTCGCAGAGGGTGGGTGTTCTGGAAAAGTGGAGATGGCTCATCATTGGTGGGTCAATCGTTATAGGGTTTATTCTTCAAAAGGTCTTGACATTCCCCATGTAAATGTATATACTCACTTTTATGAGTATGTACATAGACCTCAAATATCTTAATCTAATATCGCACAGACTCCAAAGGTTCAAGAAGAAGAGTGATTATCTCTGGAACTTTAGGTGTCCGTTCTGTGGCGATTCCAAGAAAAGTCAGTCGAAAGCGAGGGGGTTCGTCTTTCGCAAAAAGAATGACCTATTCTACAAATGTCACAACTGTAGTATGGGAACAAATTTATCAAATGTGATAAAACACATCGACTCAAAGATACATGATGACTATATATTAGAACGGTACAGAGAGGGCACCACTGCAACAGGAAGGGGTGGCCATGTCGAGAATCCAAAATTCGATATACCGAAACCTGTCTTTACCAAGAAGGGTATCTTCAATAATGTCAAATCTTTTAGGGAAATTGGAAAAGAACATCCTGCCTATCGGTTCATCGAAGACCGAAAAATTCCCAATGACAACGATATCTATCTGGTCAATCAGTTTTATTCTTGGACTAATCAATTAGTTCCAAATAAGTTTCCAACCTTGGATGGTGACCACCCAAGGATGGTGATTCCGTTTCGTGATTCCAATGGTGACATATTTGCATATCAAGGGAGAGCGTTTGGAAAAGAAAAACCAAAGTACATTACCATCATTCTTGATGAGAGTGTACCAAAGATATATGGTCTTGACAGGGTTGATACTTCTAGGGATATTTTTGTCGTGGAAGGCCCTATTGATAGTCTTTTTATATCAAACTGTATTGCGGTGGCTCAGAGTGATTTGCGTGTACCTCAATATAAAGACAAAGCAGTTCTTGTTCCAGACAACGAACCAAGGAACAGGGAAATCATTAAACAAATAGGAAAGGCGATTGATGAAGGTTATAGAGTAGTAGTGTGGCCTGATTATGTGCGACAAAAGGATATTAACGATATGATACTATCTGGAATGGACGCTCTTGAAATCAAAGAACTTATACATACTAGCACCTACCAAGGTTTAACCGCCAAAGTCGAATTTCAAAAATGGAAAAAAATATAGGAGAATTAGAATGCAAACAGCAGAGGTTGTGGAGTTTCCGATGGTGAGAAACTCGCAGTATTTGGGTATCAACATAGATTTTAAACGTGACGATACCTTATCAGAACAAGCATCAAAGTTATTAAAAGATTACTATTGTATTGATGGTGAGTATAGTCCACAACAAGCGTTTGCAAGAGCCTCAGTTGCATATTCATATGGGGATATGGAACTTGCACAAAGAATTTACGATTACGTTTCAAAGGGGTGGTTCATGTTTGCATCACCTGTATTATCAAATGCACCTTTGCCTGGCCAAAAGGTAAAGGCGTTACCTATCTCTTGTTTTCTAACTTATGTTCCAGACTCGTTAGAAGGTCTTATTGACCATACGGCGGAACTGAGATGGCTTTCTGTGAAGGGTGGTGGTGTCGGTGGTCACTGGTCTGATGTACGAGCAGTATCCGACAAAGCCCCAGGCCCAATGCCATTTCTGCACACAGTTGATGCAGA